ATGGCCTCGTGCGCTGTGGCGATGGGTCGTGAGCACCCAGCCGTCCAGGCGTGGCTCAGGCGCAACAACCTCGAGCCGTCGCTCATACCGCCGAAGCCTGGCATGGTCTTGGCGTCGAGCTTGAACAGCACGATGAGCATCAACGTGCAGCGGCCAGCCATAGAGCGCTATGCCCCAGCAGGAACAGAATGGCGGAACCGTGGTGGCGGCGGATTCAGTGAGGCTCGCTTTCCTGGTGGGGGTCGCGTGCGCTTCCTCACTAACGATGCGGGGCGGCGCGCTATGCAGGGCTACACCGGTCATATGCTGTGGCTGGACGAGGAGCACGATGAGGACATATTCAACGAGGGTATGCAGCGGCTGACCCGTGCACAGTGGGAGGGTCGAAGCGGCTGGGCTTTGCTGACAATGACACCGCTCAAGGGCTTCACCTGGGTACATCAGCGCTACGTGGCAGACCCTGACGAGGGCTCTGCGATCTACTATCTGCACGGCGGTGACAACCCGCACATCGACCAAGCCAAGCGCTCGCGGCTGCTGCGCTCAGTCAACGAGGGCGAGAGGGCAGCGCGTGACCGTGGCGAGTTCACCCAGCTTGAGGGGCGCGTCTTCACGCAGTGGAACACCAACCACCACGTCACCAGAGCCCACGAGGTGCCAGCAGACTGGCCGCTGTACTCGTGCATGGACTTCGGCACCAGGGCACCAGCGGCATACCTGCTGTGTGCGCTTGACCCGTCGGATGAAACACTGCACGTGATTGCCGAGCGGTATCAAGCCGAGGTCACATTGAGCGGTCACGCGCGAGCAATCAAGACGATCCTGGCAGGGCGTGAGGTTGAGTGGATGGTCTGCGACCCTGAGGACCGTGGCAGCCGTCTGGCTCTTGGGCGTGAGCATGGGATCGCCAACGTCGCAGCCAAGAAGGGACCGGGCTCCGTGCGCAAGGGCATCAACGACATCAGCGAGCGGCTGGCTATCAACCCAATCAGCGGACGCCCTGCGCTCCTGGTGCATGACTGCTGCACCAACCTGATACGCGAGATGGGCAGCTATGTGTGGGCGCCGACTCGCAGCGGTGAGGTCAAGGACGCACCTGCACCGAGGCAGTCAGACCACGCGATTGACGCCCTGAGATACTGCGTGAGCAAGCTGAGTACCTCGAGCTTCGCAATCGGCTGAACAGCGTACGTCTCTGCATTGTGAAACTTTCTTAGCCTTTTACCTTTACTTTTATAGCCAGAGCCTATAATCTGAGTGGGTAAGGCAACGAAGCCAAACCAACCGAGGACGAAAGACAATGAACAACAACGAATTCAAGCCAACCGGCCCCGCATGGACATCCGCCGAAGGTATCTGCGAGCACCCACACTCTACATGGTTTAACAAAGGCGATTCGATCATCGTTATGGCTGAAGGGTTTAATGCTCCGCTGAGAATGCGGGTTTTCTCTGCTGACGGCGCTGTTTTGGCTAAGAAAACGATCGACGGTATTACGCACACGTTCATGGGTTGTCCGATCGGGTTGTTGTCCAACAAAATCGACTCGAATAAGCCGTGGCGCCTGTTGTCAAAACGCGAGAGCCGACGACGCCCAGCGCGCCGAATGACACCGGCTCAGCTTGCGGACTTGGATGCGCAAGTCGTCGAAACAATTACCGAGTACTTCAGCCGTGCGCGGGTCAGGTTTGACGCAGCGCACCCCGAGGGCGGATGGGATTCGATCTCCGAAGAATTCGGGGTGCCGTACCCTGACGCGGGCCTTATCGTTGACGAATTGACCTGCAACCGTGGAATGATTCACGGCGAACACTTCTCGGACGACATGAAAGCCAAGCAAGCTGCGGTTCGGCGAAGCCTCGTGCGCTTGATGAAGCGTGGCGTAGTGGACACGTGGACGGACGAAGACGCGCTATTTGTTGTCGAAGTGCAGCGCGATTTTCAAAATCAATAAACCCCCACCGGCCCCCACGGGGGCCAGCGTTAGCGCAAAACTCTACATTCTAAAAAAACTAAATAGACTAAAGAGCCTAAACGGCGTAGCGTCTATGCGTGACCAAGTCAGAGATCGCTATTCGTGATGGATGGTTTCCGCGCCTGCTGAAGGCGCTGAAGCTCGTTGACGTGTCTGATGACGGCACAAGCTCACACGTTGCTGGCTCTGACTTCATCGGCAACCAGGCAGCGGCTCCAGGGTACTCGGCGATCAACTCAATGAGCGCGATGTCTGCGTTCCCGTGGGTCCGCGCTTGCGTCGAGGCGATCAGCAGCGACCTGACCAAGGTACCGCTCAAGGTCATCAAGGGCCGTGGCAAGGATGCCGAGCCCGTAGAAGATCACCCGATCCTTGACCTGATGGAGCGTCCAAGCTCTCGCACCCCTGGCCTACTGCTGAGGCGTCAGGTGATCGTAGACCTGGTGCTTACTGGAAATGCATACCTGCTGATTGCAGGGCAGCCAGAGCCACGCGCGCTGATCAGGCTACACCCTGAGCGCGTCAAGATTATTCCGACCTCTGACGGCCAGCCTGGTGAGTATGAGTTCAACGGCGCTGGTGAGATGGTGCGCTATGGCTTTGACCAGGTGCTGCACGTACGGCTCCCAAGCTGGCAACAGACTCCTGCCATGCTCTACGGCACGGGCGCCATTGAGGCACTACAGCACGACCTGAACACAGACCTGGCAGCGTCCAAGCTCGCAGCAGAGAGCGCGGCGACTGGCCTGCCCACGGGCATCATCAGCCCCAGTGAAGAGGGTGACCGGTGGTCATCCCAGCAGATCAGCCAACTCAGGGCCGGTTTCGAGAAGCAACTCAAGAGCAAGAGCGGCACCGTGATCCTGGGCGCTGGCGTTGAGTACATGCAACTCAGCCAGACCCTGAGAGACATGGAGTACCAAAATACGCGATTGCTGGCGCGAGAATCCGTTCTGGCGAGCTTTGGCGTACCACCCAGCCGAGTAGGGCTGCCGAACGCCAACTACGCCACAGCGATGGCTCAGGGCCGTTTATACTGGGAAGGCCTCCAGGGCCGCGCCGCTCTGATCGACAACGAGTTGACGCGCTTGGCTCGCATGTTCCCAGACTCTGAGACCGTCCGTGTGGTTCATGACTTCAGCGAGGTCGACGCACTTCAGGAGTCACGCACCGAGCGGGTCAACAGAGTCCAGGCTTGGTGGCTGATGGGTGTGAGCCTGTCAGAGGCCGCCGCGCTCGAGGGCTTTGACCAGCTTGACGTGGCTGAGGTCGATGATGTCGAGCCGGAAGAGCCGCAAGAGGAGGAGTTGGCCCGCTGGCTCGTCATCGATGGCGACAAGGCAGAGCATACAGCCAAGGCAGTCGGTGACGTTGACCCTACGAACTTCCCAGCCGATGGCGATGACAAGACCGTCAGCCTGAATACAAGCCAGTGGGATGTCTTTGACCTCAAGTTCGCTGAGAAGATCAAGAACAACTATCCACAGATCTGGCGGGCTGGCGGCAACATCAAGGGCGGAGAGCAGTACCGCAAGCTGCGTCCCATCGCCCTCGATGGTGGGTCAGTAGACACACGCGCTGAAGAGTCAGCAGTGAGGCTCCGAGAAGCCTGGGGCGCTCGTCACTATGAAGACCACCGGCTGGCTGGTGTAGTCGCTCAGATGAAGTGGCTGGTCGTTGGTAGTCGCGGTGAAAAGCACATGAAGGATCTGATCAACGATGAGATCGACAAGATTGATGCGGAGTCAGTCAGCAAGTGGCTGGTGGTGAACAGCGACGACAGCACACAGACCCGCGACCTTGACACCGAAGAGGGCCGCGCCACGGTCTGGCGTAGCTTCATCAAGCGCGTACACGGACCAGCAGAGCGCAAGATGGCGCTGACCATGCGCCGCTATCTACGCGCACAGGCAGCACGCATCAGCAAGCGGCTCAAGAAAGAGCTTGGCACCAAGGGCATCACCAGGGCAATCGATGACAAGACGCTTGACCGCATCTTGGACGAGGCCTACGAGCGCGAGCAGTTGCTGGCCTTGTTCCGTCCGCTGTACCGCAAGAGCCTCAAGGATGCGTTCGCTGAGGCGGCGCGATCGGTTGGGTCTGACGTGCTCATTGATGCTGATGAGCTTGAGCGCCAAGCGCTGTCACAGATCAAGGCGATGCAGGACAAGGTGCTGGACACTACCGCACAGGCTGTGCGCGATACGCTCAACACTGGCCTCGAGCAGCAGCTAACACTTCCGCAGATGCAGCAATCGATCGTCCAGGCTTCTGGCTTCTCGCCATCGCGGGCGCTGATGATAGCCAGGACCGAGACCACGAAGCTGGCCAACACTGCCGCTGTGGATGCGTACCGCAAGGTCGAAGAGTCAGGGCTGCGGGTTGACAAGCAGTGGCTAAGCGCCAGAGACGGCAAGGTCAGACCAGAGCACGCAGCGCTTGACGGTCAGACGGTACCCACCGGCGATGTATTCAAGAGCAACGGCGCAACGGCCAACGCTCCTGGTGCATTCGGTAGCGCTGCGCTGGACATTAACTGCCGCTGCACAGTCATCGGCAAGGTGATCGACTAATGAAGCACGTATTCAGAACACTGGTATGCAAGGCTGAGAAAGCCGATGACGGCACAGTCACAGC